CAGCATTAGCAGCATCCTTAGCATTTTGAGTAAATGTATCAAAATCTTCAAATAAAGTCATTTTATAATCCCTGAAATCCGACATGTTGAAACCGTCCATATGTTTTACCATATCAAGTCCCATCATCCATCTTGACTGAAACGAAGAAGTAGCATCCCATTTCCCAGGCATCCATGCTGCTTTCATTGCTGTAGGGTCAGTCCAAGATGCAGCCATGTCTTCCATCCCTGTACCTTTCCAGAGATCCGTAAGACCTTCAGCTCCTTTATCCCACCAGTCAGTCGTCATATTCTGCATTCCAGTCCAGGCAGCACTTGCTTTTTCTCGTGCTACCTGCGCTGCTTTTTCTGCTTCAGTCATGATTCCTCCTCCCCCTATCCATTCACCCCAGAAATCACCAAAATCATCTGCAGTATTTTGCCAGGAATTATCACCACTATTACCTACACCTAGTGCATCAGCAGCAGCGTGATTATGTGGGATTTTAACTCCATATTCTCTCTTTGTGTGGCATAATGTTAATTCACCTTCATAATCAAATGATTTAGAGGATTCTTCAACTAATTCCCCTTTGTTGTCATCCCAGGTGTAAACTACCTCTGTGTATATTCTCATATCATTTCCTTATGATAAATTAGCTACAGATTGTCGGCCACGTTTAGTTTTAGTTAAATCAGTCGCTAGACCGCCACGTTGTTCTCCCTCTAGTCTTCGCATGAATGATTCCATTGAACCAGGTCTTTGCCAATCACCTTGATTGATAAGGCTTGGATCTTCTGCATTACTTGCTATTACTGGTCCACTACTACCTCCACCACCTCCACCTTTACCTGAGCCGTATCCTGGTATTTCTGTACCCATTAAATGATGAGATGCCTTCATACCTGTTTCTTCCATCCATGGCAACAAGTCTTGATGTAAAGAACCTCCTGTACCACTTAAACCACCTTCCCATAAAGGCTTTAGTTGTCTAGACCAGCTCATTGAAGTCCTATCTAGTTTTGCGAGTCCTTTCGCATGTGGAGGGCTAGCACTTAACATTTTCTTTGCCGTACCTCCTATTCCAGGCACACTTGCAAGGTAATCCCTACTTTGACCAAAAGTGCTAGAGAGTTTACCTAATTCTCCACCAAACATTTTCTTATCACCTAATTGGAAATTTTTACTGAATGCTCCCCAATATTTACCTAGAGAACCTCCACCAAAGTTAAAATTCATAACATCTCCTATGCATATAGACGTTTTTCAATTGGAAAATAATTCCACTCACCTGGAGCGGAACCGATAGCTTTTCTCTTCCGTTTTTTGTCTGCTCGATCTAGAGTTGCAAATTGCAAAGATTGAGAAGCATAACGAGTTGCACTCATTAAGTCATCCATATTCTTTACAACTTTACCATCTTTCCTGTGATACATCCTTACTTCTTCGTACCAATCATTACAGTAATTAAAGACTTTGAACCTGCCAGTTTCCATTCTTTGTAGCATTTCCATAATTCCTGGCTCAATAGCAATATCACCACCAGGATTCTTAAAGTGTGTAGCCAGCATTTTAACGCCTTGCTTTCTATATATGTCAGCAAGTGACTGACCTGAACCTTTATCATGTTGTGATCCGTCATGAGGCCATACTACAGGTATCCATGCACCTCGTTCTTTAATAGCAGAAGCATGTATTACTGGCGTAGCAGCAGATTGTCGATAACAGTCATAAACATAGACTATATCGCTATCACGATCCCATGCAAGCCACACGGCTGCTGTTGGATGGTCCCAACCGAAATCTATACCACAGACTCGAGGCCAGTACTCTGGTATAGCAAATGGCTCACATCGGATCTTATCTTCTATATTTGGAAATACTAAACCCGAACCAAAAACAGGGATACCCTTAGAACGCATTTCTCGTTCATGTGGAGGCAATGCCCTCAATATCTCTTCCTTGATATCCTCATCCAAGTGAGGTGCGTCATCCCATGTCGCTGAGAATAATGCCTGTGAGCTACCTAGCTTTGTCATAAACTGTGTAACTACTGGAGTCATCCCTGTTTCTGGAGTAAACGTCATATAAACTAAACCACCAGATTTTAGTGAGGCTCTTAATGCCTGTGAATATATATCTTGTGGAGGTTCCTCGTCTAACCAGACCACATCTACTGCTTTACCCATCCATTGCTGTTTGCCCTGCTCGTATGATTTAAACATTAGTTTCGAGTTTTTCCCAGATATATGTTTAACAACAATACTTTGCATTGCATTTGGGATACCAGGCAATCTTAAAGGTGTCCCAACGATTAATTCTTTTGGGATCGCTCCTTTACCATAGTCTTCAGGATCACCAGGTTCTCCAATTAACTCTGCTTGTACTATATCTCTTGTATTACCAGTAGTGTTACCTGCAGCCCATACTGTAACTGGTCTTTTAAATTTAGCTCCTGTCCACCAATCTGGATAAATCCCTGTTAAATGAATAGCTAATTCTACTGCACCACAATATGTCTTTCCTGTTTTGTTAGCAGCCATTAAAAGGCGTTGCCTTGCGAGTTTTCCAGAGCTGTCTTTTGCATTGTGAAATCTTTTCTGATATTCATACGGCTCATATTGAAGTAACTTATTTGTTTCTTCTGCTTCAACTATGGCTTCTGCAATTTCTATAGCACGTTCAGCGTTGCTCAATTATTCCTCCAACCCAATTGTCGTCTAATTCTTTGTGCGAATGTTAATCTTTTAACTCCAATATTATGCTTTGGAGGTCGAGAAGGCCATATATCTTCTTTAACATTAGGTGAGTCTTTTGCTGGCTTAATTTTATGTGATGCTTTTTTATGTATAATATCTGTACTACTCTTCATAGGATAATGTGCAGGAGGGCTATATTCAGGATTATTTGCATCTAGTATTTCCTCTGGTTCTTTACCAGTCATTTCCCTATAGGCTTTTGCATCATCTCTTGACATCATTCCTCTCTTTCCGAATCTATTAGCAATATCAAGGAGTGCATTTTTATACGATTCTGCTTGCGCTGCAGGTTTATGTGTCTGTGGTCGCTCTTTTGTACCCCATCCTGATTCTTTAGTATATTGTGATAAGCCTTTTGCTCCTTTATCCCTATTCTCTTGTTTAGATAACCATTGAGTATTAATTTCAGAGGAATGTAATCCCATCAATTGCGCCTTAGTCAAATTTTCTGTACCACCAGGTCTTACTTGCCATTTCCTTTTTACAGAATCAGGTGCATGTTCACCAGGTGGAGATACTTTTTGATCTATAATCTGCAATGGAACTATATGGTCGAGTTCTCCTCTACCCTTAATTTGTTTACCAGTCGTTGCGCTGATAGCGAAAATCTTCTCAGGTGACTTCTCTAGAATAGTATGGCCAACCTCACCAGGTCTTTCAGTAATTTTCGCAGGTGGTTTAGCTAGTTTCTCTTTGCTTTTTCTCAGATCAACGTAATCATGATCTCTATGACTACCAAATTTACTTCTATTGTACGTATGTGTATCTTTCTTTATTGGCTTACCTTTTTTACTTAGTGTGTGTGGTTGATAAGGCTTATTAGATCCGTACCCTGATGAAAATGACGTAATCACAGATTTTGTTGTCTTATTTGGTTTAGTCTTACTATCCCCCTTCTTAGGAAGTTGACTATCCAACCATTGCAAGTATTTCTCTTTACGTTGTGGCGTATTTTCCATTTTAATTTCTTCGAGTACGTTTCCTATTCTTCCATGCATTATCGGTAGAAGGTTTCAGCAAATTAATTATAGAAGCATTGCCTTTTCCAGATAATCCTGATTTACGTCTTCTACCAAAGTCCTGTAGTTTCTTCTTATCGTAGTTACCAAATAAAACATTAAAGTAGCCAGGATCTTCACCAAGTCCACTAACGACTTTAGTATTACCAGTAAATTCTCTGGCATATTGCGTCAGTCTTTGACCCCCTGTCACTTTTTTGCCTGTAGCTTTTTCCCAAGTTCTTATCCCTGCTTCTGCTATTGCTGGTGCAACTAACAAGCTACCTACTCCTAATGCTGGAACTAGAGCTTTTGTAGTTCCTTTTGTTAATATACTAGCAGCTTTATTTATCTTCTTCCCTCCTTCTTTTACAGCAATCTTTGTTTTTTGTCCTTTTGTTGTAAAGGTCGGAGTACCAGATTCCTTAGTTGCAACTCGTGATTGTTTTACTTCAATAGTTTCTTTACCTGGATCAATTCTCTTTGTTCCGTCTGCCCTGATTCCAGGTTTAAATGATTCCTTATACTTAGAAACTGTAGCATCATCTTTACTAACTAGGTAAATATTTGGTTCTTGGGCTGCTCTAGCAAGGATTGGTTTTATTACATTTGGGTCACCTTCACCAAACCCTAACCCAATAAACGGTAGATTAATTCTTTCAGTTGGGTTTTTACGAGCAAAATTAATTAATTTATCTACTTCCGATTGCATGAGTTTAACATTACCAGCTGTTGTACTCTCACTAAATGCTTTCCCTGGAATTTTTGCTGTCTCAGGGGCTGCGCCTTTTACTGCAAGAGTTATTACACCACTATTGAATTTAGGATCACCTTTCGCTTCGATTACAGGAGAAGTTACAAAACTTTTGTGTCCTGGTGTAATCAGACCCATATCAGCTGCTTGTTTTGCTAATCCACGACCATGAACTCCTCCAAGATTAGTAGAAACAACTTTATATCCTTCTTGTTCCCATATATCACCAACAATTAATTTATCTCTCTTTACAGTTGATGCTCCTTGATTAGTTGGAGTTGGTTTATTCGGGCCTGGGTTTAACAGTGCTGCTGCGGGATTGCTTTGAACCCCTGTGTTCGCAATTGCTGGTGCTTTAAGCAGAGCATTGTTCTTAGCTTTTAAATCCTTTATAAACTTTTGCTGTTCACCTTTTTTCTTTCGTTCATTGTATTCTTTAATCCTTTCATTCCTGACTGCTGGATATGCAGATTTTAAGGCTGCTGCTGCATTTGGAGGTATATTCTCAAAAATTTGCATCCTCGTTACTTGACTCCTAGTAGGTTTTGCAACTTTATCAATTACTCTAGTACCAGAATAGACTTCTTCCACATCTCCTGGAACAGTAACCGCCTGTACTTTTGGACCTACAACATTGCCAGATCCAGCTTGTACAATACCTCTTATCTCCGATACAGGTGCAATATCATCAATTGTTGACCCTTCCAGGCCAGCAAATGCGTTAGTAATGACAGTATTACCTCTTGTACGAGAAGATTCTTTTGTTAAGCCTTTATGAACACCAGATTCTACTAAATTAGTATTCCGTTTCTTCTCTAAC